CGCGCCTCGTGGCGGTTTAACCGCGAGGCGCTGGCGAAACAGCCTTAGCGCGGCGCACGCACGCTTTACATTCTTTGCACTGACACAGCGGACGCGCTCCCAGGCGTCCGTTTTTTCGTGACTTCTCGCGATCCGCTTCCGTCGCGTTCGCCCAGCGGGCCGCCGCGATGCGGCGACCGGTCCTGGGTGATTGAAGCGGGATAGCTGATTGGCTTTGTCATCGCTTTTCAGACGTCATACGCTCGCGCAGTATCTCGTTGATCCGGGTCAGGTGGCCTTCGCCTTTCGACTTCAGCCACGCCAGAATCTCATCGTCGATCCGCAACGAAACCTGCGTCTTACGCGGCCGGTAGAACTTTCCGATCTGCGCGCCTTCCCAGAACTCAGGCGGCATTGCAGGGCAGTCCGGGTCCGTGCTGTCGAGGCTCTTATCGCGATTGGTATAAGCCGCCTTCGTCTTGTCGCTGATTTTTACCCGCTTAACGCTGGAACTGTTCTGAGTAAATACCTTGCTCATTTTGGTCTGCCTTTCTGGCTGAAATGATGTGAATGACTTCCGGGTCGTCGTCCTCGCTGCGATCCACGAACACAACGAGAATCAGCACGAGACCCCGAGTCAGACCGATCACGTGATAACGCTGCTCACCCTGGTCTTCGACGAAGTAGTTTTGCTGAATGATACGCTGCGGATCGTCGAACGCTTCGCATGCCGTGTCGAACGAAATCTTATGGACCCGGAGATTCCTCGCGGCCTTGTCCGGGTCCCATGTGAATCTCGTTTCCATATATCAATATTGTATCACACAATAGTATTCCATTCAGTCCCCGCCCGCACGCTTCGGCCCTCGGCGTGCGCCGATAAAACTACGGCCGTCGTCGAATAAGCGCAAACTGAAGACGTGGCCGTACGCACGCCGAAACCGCACGCTCGCAAACCGAAGACGCCCGAACCGCCGAACGCACCGCCCGCGCTCGTCATCGAATACTGGCCGCTCGAGCGCCTGCGGCCCTATCCGAAAAATCCACGAAAAAACGACGCGGCAATCCCTCAAATCGTCGCCAGCATAAAAGCCTTCGGCTTTGCCGTGCCGATCCTCGCCACGTCCGACGGCGAGATCGTGGACGGGCATCTTCGCTGGAAAGGCGCGCTGGCGCTGAAGCTCGAAACGGTGCCCGTGATCGTCTGCGACGGCTGGACGGAAGCCGAACGCCGGGCGTTCCGCCTGATGGTCAACCGCTCCGTTTCATGGGCCGACTGGGATAACGACGCGCTCGCGCTTGAGTTCGCCGAACTCAAGGCGCTCGACTTCGATCTGACGCTGACCGGTTTCGACGCGAAGGAACTCGTGTCGTTCATGGCGTCGAAGAACGACGCCGAAGACGACGTGCCGCCCGTGCCGGAAACGCCCGTGTCGCGGACCGGCGATCTGTGGAATTTAGGGCCGCACCGCCTGCTTTGCGGCGATTCGACGAACGCGGCGGACGTGGCGCGGCTGATGGCGGGCGAGAAGGCGGGGCTGCTGCTCACTGATCCGCCGTACGGGGTTCGTCTCGATACGGATTCATCCCACTTTCAGGGAGGAAGTTCGAAGAGTCGCGCGAGGCGAGGCAAGGGGACGAACTATGGAACGCCGATGATCGGCGACGACAAATCTTTCGATCCCGCTTTCCTGTTGGCTTACGCCGAATCGCAGGTTATATGGGGCTGGAACAATTTCGCGATGAGCCTTCCGCGCGGGGCGTGTCTCGTATGGATCAAGCGTAACGACGACGCCTTTCAGTCTTTTCTGGGAGACGCCGAAATAGCCTGGATGAACAAGGGCCATTCCGTCTATTGCCGCCGCGATCTTTCGAACCAGGCCATCACAAGGGAGCGTAGTCACCCGACCCAGAAGCCCGTCGGATTGATGCAGTGGTGCCTGGGGTTTTTCGATGCGGCGAAATGCGTGATCGACCCGTTTCTCGGTTCCGGCTCGACGCTGATCGCGTGCGAACAATCGGACCGCATCTGCTACGGCCTCGAGATCGCCCCCGTCTACGTTGACGTGATCGTCCTTCGCTGGCAGACCCTGACAACCCGCGAAGCCACGCTCGACGGTGACGGCAGAACCTTCGCCGCCATCGCCCGCGAACGCCTGAACCCCAGCGAAAGCACGCCCGCGCCGAATACTTCCCGTCCCATAAAAGGAAAACGCCGTGCAGCCTAGAACCGCCGGCCATCCCGCGTACACCCCGTCCGACTCCGACCGCGCGACGGTGCAGTCGCTCGCCGTGCTCGGCGCGACGCACGAAGGGATCGCCCTATGCCTGGGCGACCACGGCGTTTCGGAGAAGACGCTGCGGAAGCACTTCCGGCGCGAACTCGACGTTTCGGTGCTGAAAGTCCAGGCGCTTGCGGCGTCGAAGGTCGTCGCGGCCATAGGCGCGGGCGAGGCGTGGGCGATCTGCTTTTATCTGAAATGTAAGGCAGGCTGGCGCGAGAAGTCCGCGCTCGACGAAGTCTCCGAGATCACGGTGAAGCGGCTCGTCGGCGTGGCGATTGAAGACGTGTAAGACGTTCGTTTCTATTGCAACCGTGCGCACGGTTTGCTATAATTAAGTCATGAATGAAACGCAATACTATACGATCATCGCCGTCCCGCTCGTCGGCATTCTGATGAATGCCGCGCTGTTCATCTACCTCGGCGGGCGCATCGACAAACTGATTGAAAAGTTCGGCGAAGTAGACAAGCGCGTCGCGGTGCTCGAAGACCGGAAGGTGAGGCCCGCTCTATGAGGCCTCCTTCTCCTGCCGCCGCCCTCGCCGCGCGGCGGTGGGCGAAGCCGGACGCGGACCGCGAACAGCCCCGGCGGGCGGGCCTTCTCGGAGGAAGGCCACGCACGTGCGACTGCCAGACGTGCGCAACGTGCCGCCAGCGGGCGGCATCGAAACGCTGGCGCGCGAAGCGGAAGTTAATCGAAAGTTGAGCGTTCGGCCAACGCATGAGTGCGACGCGAAACCATCAAATATCTCGACTACCGCCCCTTCGGCGCGGCGCGCGAACTCTTCCGCGCCCGCGCCGACGAGGTCGTTCTTTCCGGGCCCGCCGGAACGGGTAAGACCCGCGCGTGCGGCGAGCGCTGCCACGCCGTCGCCACGAAGTACCCCGGCGCGCGAATCCTGATCGCCCGCAAGACCCGCGTTTCGCTTTCGACGACGACGCTCGTTACGCTCGAGCAGCTTGTCCTGCCGCCGGACATCGCGGCGCGCATGACGCCGACCGGCGTTCAGTATCCGAACGGTTCGGAGATGGTCTTCGGCGGCTTCGACAAGGCGTCGAAGATCATGGGCTCGGAATACGATCTCGCGTATATCGCCGAGGCGACCGAACTGACCGAGGACGACTGGGAAGCGATCACGACCCGCCTGCGCTGGGGCCATGTCCCGTACCAGCAACTCATGGCCGACTGCAACCCGGCGCACCCGAAGCACTGGCTGAAGCTGCGCGCGAACGCGGGCAAAACCGCGATGCTCGAATCGCGGCACGAGGACAATCCGTCGCTCTACGACGCGAAGACGAAGACGTGGACGGCCAACGGCGCCGCCTACATCGCGAAGCTCGACGCGCTGACCGGCGCGCGCTACCTGCGGCTGCGCAAGGGCGTCTGGGCGGCAGCCGAAGGCATGGTCTACGACCAGTGGGATCCGGCGATTCATCTGATCGACCGCTTCGAGATCCCGGCGAGCTGGCCCCGGCTTTGGGTCGTCGATTTCGGCTTCACGAATCCGTTCGTCTTCCAGGCGTGGGCGCGCGATCCGGACGGGCGGCTCTTTCGCTACCGCGAAATTTACCGGACGCAGACGCTGGTCGAAGACCACGCGCAGGCGATCCGCAACGCCTGCCTCGGCGAACCGTACCCGGTCGCCATCGTCTGCGATCACGACGCCGAAGACCGCGCGACGCTCGAAAAGTATCTCGGGATGTATACGACGGCCGCCTATAAGGCCGTCTCGCCCGGGATTCAGGCGGTCCAGCAGCGGCTGCGCATCACGGGCGACCGCCCGCGGCTGTTCCTGTTGCGCGATTCGCTCGTTTCGGTCGATCAGGCTTTGCTCGATGCGCACAAGCCGACGTGCATGGAAGAGGAAATCGACTCCTACGTCTGGGCCTCGGGCGTGGCGGGACGAAAGCAGGCTGATCATCCGGTGAAGGTGGACGATCACGCGATGGACGCCGCCCGTTATTGCGTGGCGTCGGAATTCGCGGACGGTCTCGCCCGCGATCCGGCGGAGGAGGTCGTCGCCGTGACGTTCTCGCCGATCTGACCGGCTAAGATGCGCAGCGGATCGCCCGCCTCGAAACGCTGCTCCGCGACGATTCCGTGACGCCTCGCAATTGAGTCAATTATCGGGTGCTTTCCTACACCGCGAACGCCTGCGCGCCATATGCTCAAGGCAGATGCAGCTTGCTCTGTGCTACAAAAACTTCGCCGCCAACGCGAATATCTCCCACATCGGCCTCGGCGTTTCCGCGCTCAACACCGCGAACCAGCTATCCGACTTCGACAAGGAGCACCATCACAACGTCGGCGATGCGCTTCTGGCTGGGACAACGTTCGGGCAATACGGCAAGGGACTCGACAAGCAACGGGAGGCGATCCAGTCCCAGATCGCGGCGGCCGAAGCGCTTGCGTCCTCTAAGGCTACCGAAGCGAACGCGGCTCAGGCACAGGGTACAAACACCAAAGCGGAGGAATCCGGCGCTCTCAGCGCGACCTCCATTGCCAACCAGACCAAGGCCGCCACCGCCCTCGCAACCCTTCACCGTACGCAGGCCGAAATCCAGATTGCGGCGGCGCACGCTGTGCGCCAGGCGGAGATAGACGGAATACTCGAATCTCAGACGCGGGCCGTTGCCTCGTCGGCGGAGCAGGTCCGCGTAGCACTCGAAACCCGCGACGCGCTCCAGAAGATCGATTTCGATGAGACGCAGGCTCACATTGCCCAGGTGAACGCGCGGGCCGCGGCTGAATCGCGGGGGAAAAGCGCGCCGGAAGCCGCCAGGATTCAGACGACGGCGCGGGGCGAAGTCGCAGGGCTGACTGCCACGCAAGTCCAGGAAGAAACGAAGCTGCAGGGCGATTACATCAAGGCTGAAGGAGCCTATGTCGAAGCCGTCGCCACGCTCGAACGGTACCTTTCGGAAGAGGTAATCAAATCCGGCGAGAAGCGGATGGAGGCAATCAATAAAGAAGTCGATGCAATCTTAGCCGCCGCGAAACGCGGGCGCGAAGAATCTGCGAAGGTCGGCGAGATCCAGGCGAAGGGTAAGGGCGAAACCGACGACCTTACAATCGCGGCGAACAAGCTGGCGTTCGAGAGGGCGTATGGAATCGAATCGCTCCACACGGCGGCGCAAAACATCGAATACGCGCGGCAACTGGCGGTTTTTGATGAGCAGGCCCGCGCCGCGAAGATCGCAGGGCTGCAGGCCGATCTGGTCATCGCGCAGCACGATTACGAGAACGAGAACCATCTCGCGAAAGCCGCCACCATTGAACGGGAGATCAACAAGCTCAAGCTCGAAGGCGCGAACATCGATACGGCGGCGGCAACGAAACGCCAGCAGGACGCGGAGAAGCTGACGCTTCAATATCAGATTCAGGCGGCGGTTCTCAACGCCGCTAAATCCGTGCCCGGCGCACTCGGCGGTTCGCTCGCGACGGGCGTCGTGAACGGCGGCAGAAACATCGGCAAGGACGTCGCGGACGCGCTGAAGAACGTCGGACAGCAACTGCTCGGGACGGTCTTCAAAGCCGTGATCGAGAAGCTGATCGCCGAACTGATCGTTCACGCGGGCCTCACTTCGTTACTCGCCGCGATCACGGGCACGTCGGCGACTACGCAGGCAGCGGCGGCAACTGCCCAAACCACGGCAACCGTCGCCAATACGGTTGCCCTGGCGGCCAATACGGCGGCCCAGGCCGGCAGCGCCGGAGTCGGCGCTGCCGGAGCGGGAGTAAGCGCTGCGGGCGGGATCGCAGGCGGCGTTGCGGCGGCTGCCGGAAG